CTACCTTTAGTAGTGTTAGTTGGTTACCTAGTGTAACAACACCTAATCATGATCTAGTATTAGTAGATACAAATACCGATGCTGTAAGACTTGGAAGGTACGCTAAACCTACAAGTACAAGTACAACCAGCTTCACTGTACCCGGTGATTGGTCTAGTGCTACTTTAACCATAGGATATATTTATCCGTATGAAGTTAAGTTTCCTACATTCTATTACACAAGACAAGATGGTAACAGTACTCGATCAGATGTAAATGCTTCATTAGTTTTACATAGAGTTAAGTTTCATTTTGGTAAAATAGGTCTATATGAAACTAAGATAGAACGAACTGGTAAACCAGACTACACTGAAGTATATGAATCTACAGAGTTAGATGAATATAATGCATCAGATGCACCATATCTTGAAGAGTTTATCAAGACTGTTCCAGTTTATGAGAAGAATACTAATTTAGATGTTACGTTAAAATCTTCACATCCTGCCCCAGCTACATTACGTTCTGTATCTTGGGAAGGTAATTATTCACCCAAATATTATAGACGTGGCTAAATATATACACCCAATCACAACGGAGGCTGCTACAGAAGTGGCCTCTAACCTCCGTCCAGACGACTTGAGAGAGGTTCAAGAGGGGCACGGGATAGATCCTATGCTTCTTCCCTCTCTGATGTCTTCAAACCCATCCTACGTGTATTTCACAGTGCCTGACGGCAAGACTGCTGGCATGGCCGGAGTAGGAAAAGAAGGAGATATTTGGATGCTTTGCACTCCTGATATACACCGATACCCAATTACATTTGCAAGAGAAGCCAAACGGTATGTCGATAGCCGTAAAGAGCCTCTCCTTTGGAATATAGTTGATAGTAGAAACACTGTGCATTTAAAACTGCTCAAGTTTCTAGGCTTTAAGTTTTTACGTAAGTTTAAACATGGGCCAAATAATTTATACTTTATAGAATTTTGCCGTGTGCGTAGATGCTAATGCAGGAGCTAGAGCTGCTGCTAAACAAAGAGCTTTAGAGAAACAGTCTCTCTTCGAACAAGAAGGTCTTAAGTTTTTCAATAGAGAAACTACTCTACAGCGAACACAAAATCTGAATGTTGTAGGCTTTAGCAGAGATATAAGTGATGCCTATGCTACCGCTATTTCTCAAATAGGTAAAGGTAGAGCACAGATAGAAGACGCTACCAAAGCTTATCTAGCAAGTAAAGTTGCAGATGAAGGTGGACGTAGCAGACGATTTGGTCTTAGAAAGTACCAAGCTTTACTACAAAAGAGAAGTGAAGTTGATAGTGTTATAGGAAATATACTTGGAAGAAATATGGCATACATGCAAGAAGGAGCTAAACGTAAGTTCCAAGTTGCACAAGCTCAAGCTAGAGAAGCATTAGGAATACCAGCTGCTTATGGTGCACCTGTGATGATGCCTCCGACTAATAGACTTGGCGGTGCCTTAACTATTGGTAGTCAGATAATTGGAATGGCTTCTGGTATATCAACTCTATCAGAAAATTGGAGTGATATTAACTTAAAAGAAAACATTGAAGAAGTTGGTACATCACCTGATGGTTATAAGATATATGAATTTAACTACATAGGATTTAAAGATAGATGGCGTGGAGCTATGGCTCAAGATGTTGTTAAAATTAATCCCATGGCTGTAGGCATAAGAGACAGCTACTTAACTGTAGATTACAGTAAAATTGACGTTGACATGGAGTTAGTATGACATCATCATTTGGAACCATAATTGGTACACCTCGGGACGAAATACCTGATTTACCGATTGGTAATTACGAGCAGACTGAACCCGATCTTTCTGAAAAAGTAAATCAAGAAATTGAAAAGAATCAAAGAGATACCTCAGCTTTTTATCAGTCAATAACAGAAATTGAACAGTTAAAAGTTAATAACTTCTTTGATAACCTTAGTGGACTAGAACAGCTTATAGGAAAAGCTGCCCAATTTAAAGAGCAACGTGAAGCTAATCGTGAAGCCAGAGAAACTCTTGATAAATATAAAGGTTTAAGTGAAGAGGCAAAAAGGTTAATTAATGAACAAGAAAATATTGCAGAATTAAACGAGGCTGATTTAATAGAACTTCTCACAAATCTTGCTATAGATAAAGACACAGGTGAAGTAGACGAAGTAGCTCTCGAATTATTAAAGCTACAGTTTTACGAAACAGAGGAAGAGTTTACTTTTAAAGATATAAAAAATCAATTTACCGAGTTTAGCCCCTCAGCTTTTAATACTTATATTGATGACCACTATCTTTATTCAGCTGCAACTGAAGCAGAAGCACTTGGTATAGCTGATAATGCTATAGAATTTATACTTACTAAGTTATATACAGATTTAGTAAGAGATGGAGTAGATATTAATTCAAGAGAAGTTCAAAGTTATATTAATAGGCAACTATTACCTGAGCTTATAAAAGAGCAAGAAGCAGCTTTAAATATATACAAACAGACTACTTACTCTAGGTATCAGGAGAATCTAGATCGAAAACTTGATACAACTATAATAGATACCCTTCTATCTACTGAAACTATTGAAGATGTTAACGGTACAATATCAACTGTTAACAATGGTGATTTTGAGTCACTGATAGAAAAGGTACAAAAAATAAAGGGATTTGATAATAAGAGTGATGCATTACGATTTATTCTAAATAAATTACCTGATTTACAATCTCAACTAAATCCCGGATCTCTTGAGTATTTATTATATGATGTAGAATTTGTACATTCGGCAACAGGTGAGACAATAAATGGCTTAGTTAATGCTGATTTTCCGGGTGTTCAAGGTAATATAGTTGAGTTAAAAAAACTATATAATACAGTTGTTGCAAATGGCGATGAGATTGTACAAGGTATAGAGGATTGGGCTGCCGAGCAAATAAGGCAGATGAAAATAGCAAATAATGGAGAACATCCAGATGAGGGCGATATAGCTGACCTTCTAGCCGAACGACGTAAGAGACTTATTGCTGCTGGTTTTGATCCAGATCAAATATTAATACCCGGTCACTTTTTTGGTGATAATACGACTTCCTCTAATCCTTATTCTGAACAGGTAGAGTATTTTAAGTTAGCAAATAGTCAAAATTGGCTACGTGATTGGGAAGATAAACTAGACGGCGAGAGACTTGACTCTACTGCAATTTTTCAAGTTGAAAGAGCTCAATTTGATCTTATAAAAGGTCTTCGAGCACAACAAGCTCTTCAAGATACAGATGCTGCTACGTGGATAGAAGAGAACTATCAAATATATCTAGATAAATTAGTAGCTGGTGACTACAAGAAAGAGGATGACGATCTTAGAAGAGGTTTAATTTCAGACTTTAAAATTGAAGCAACTCAACTCTCCAATAATCCAACTGCATGGATGAATAATGAAAAGTTTAATTCCACATATGAAAAACAAGCTCTAAATGAATTTATGGCATGGAAAGATGGTGGATATGTAGGTGATATACCAGTGTTTCTAAAGATGCTTGGCGCAGCAAATGGTGGTCAAACTGGCATGGAGTATGCATTTGCACGATTAGAAGCATTAGGCTTATGGGATCCTGATAGTAAAGATTTTATTGGTAACCCAGAAGATTTGTTAGAACTGAATGAAGAAGAAAAAAAATACTTATACTTAAAACCTACTACTACTAAAAGTGTAGTACTTCTTGATACCACTGATGATGATAGAACATACGAAAATAAGTTGTTAAGATCTTTAGAAATAGAAGGAAGAGCAGAAGATTTTATTGGTGATATGGATATTGTAGGTGGTCTTGTTAATTATCTCAAACCCGGCTTAGAAGTGCGAACTGTAGAAACTGTTTATAATCTAGCAAAAGAAGGTAAGTTTGACGACTTCGGAGTATATGGATTTACGGCACAAGAATTGATTGAAGCTGTAGATGGAGCAGGAGTAGACTTAAAAGATGACTTTGATAGAAATATGCAAGACTTTTTAGTATTAAGTCTAATGCGTGTTCAAGCGAACAAAAGTAACAGTATTATGGGGGCAGTAACAGAAGCTTATGATTGGAGAATGTTGACTAGATTGAATCAAGCAGAGAAACAATTAGTGCTTCAATTCTTCCCAAACCTTAGAGGTATGCCTCAAAATCAGTTTCAAAATTTACAAGCTGATATAGCTGAAGCCATATTAGATGAAGTTCAACAGTACCAACAAGATTTAGCGAAATATCTTGAAGAAAATCCAGATAAGACTCAAGAAGATTTTGATGCTTTAGGTGAAACTAGAGAACAAATAAAGCGTGAAAACATACGAGCATTAGAAAATTATGGCTTTTAATATAAAATTATGGACTCAAATCAATTTAACAATACAAGAGACGCTGATAGACTTCGATTACAACTGACAGAAAAAAACATTGAAAAAGCAGAGGAACGTGAACAACAAGAACGAGACGAAGCTATTCAAGAAGATCCTAGAAACGTAGAAGAAGGAATCGGAGGATTTCAAGGACTCATAAAAGAAGGCCAGTCAATTTTAACTGGTGGACTACAAGATACAGCATCATCTATCGCTACATTTCCAGAGCGTACGATTGATGCTTTATCTGGACAAATGCAGAAAGAGAAAGAAAAGTATGGAGAATACAAGCCTGACTGGAGTCCGTTCGGAGGATATGACAACCCTATAGAAACAAGAACGTGGTGGGGTAAACAGCTTAGAGCCTTAGTTCATTTTGGCTCTATGTCTGCCGCTGCACTTTTAGCAGCAAAAGGAGTCGCTGCTACAGCACCTATTAGTATACCAGCTGGTTTAATAGCTTTAACTAAGGCTAACTTTGTAAGAGGTGCTGCATTAGGAGCTGTTACTGATCTTGTTTCTAAGGAATCAGATGGACAAAATGCTTTAGGTGCTTTACGTGATAGATATGGTTGGGCTGATACCCCTTTAGCTACTAAGGACACTGACCATCCTGTTATGATGAAAATTAAAAACATCGTAGAAGGAATGGGAATAGGTCTATTCTTCGATGGTTTATTATGGACCGTTAAGAAAGGAGCTGACCCAGCTATAGAAGCTATTAGAGCTAGAAATAAAAGTTTAAAAGATCAAACTGTACAAAACGGTTTAGCACAACTAAGACGTGGTGAAGCACAGTTTAGAGCAGATAAAAATGCACCTATATCTCAACCACATCAAGCTGCTCATATTACAGAAGTAGATCCACAAAAAGCTAGAGAACAATTATCTCGTACACGTAACGAGTGGGGAGCAGAAGAAGGTTCTGCTGGATCAGTTACAACACCATTAGAACGTGAACGTATTGCACAAGAAGCTGCTACAGATGCAGCTCAGGTAGAACGTATATATAGAGGGCTTGTTAGTAGTGAAAAGTTTGCTAAAGAATTAAACGCTGCAAAAGGTGATAGAGTTAAACTTGCACAAACATTTAAAGAGTCAGTAGAAGCACATCAACGTATAACACAAGGTAGAAATGCTGCAGATATGTCTGCTCAAGAATATCTCAAAGAGTTAGTAGAAGCTCAACCTGATATTATTGACGGTGTTGAAGTATGGACATCTAAGAATGTAGTTATAGCTGACTTAGTATCTGGTACATTACTTAGACAACTACGTGATTTAGGTACAGCTGGTCGTGAAATAGCCGATTTAGTTGACTTAGCAGATATTGACGGACCAGCTAAACAAATTGTTGATACTATGTTAACTGCATTATATCAAACTAAGAAAGCTAGGTTTGTAAAATCTGATTCATTTAGAGCTTTAAGTGCTGGTAAAGGATCAAAGAAAGCTGTAGAAGATGCTGTTGCAGCAGAAATGGTTGATATGAAAGAATCAATCATGACTATGTTAAAAATAGCTAGAGAAGATCCTAGTGATGATTTAATGAACGCATTATTTGAAGCTTTCTCTATGATGAAAGATTTGAATACTTTAGAAGATTTTGATAGATGGGCAAGAACAATACTAAAAGGTGGAGCATTTGAAACAGGTGGTATAAATCGTACTGGTGCTCTTATCCGAGAACTTGAAGGTGTTATGACTCATAGCATTTTGTCTGGACCTAAAACTCCAATTCGAGCAATCATGGGTACATCTACTGCAACCTTCTTAAGACCTCTTGCAACATCTTTAGGTGCTATTATACGTTTTCCTTTTACTGGTGATGCATCTACAGTACGTTCAAGTCTTGCATCAACAAGTGCATTAATAGATGCTATTCCAGAATCATTTGATTTATTTAGAAGTAGATTAAATTCTTACTGGAAAGGTGATATAAGTAATATAAGAACTCGTTACTCTGAATATACAAAAGGTGACGCAAACTGGGAAATATTGAGACGTTGGGCAGAAGATAGTGGTCGTGCTAGTGATGGAGAAGTAGCTGCATTTCAATTAGCAAACATGGCCCGTAATATGAATAATAGTAATTTCTTAACTTACTCTACTAAATTAATGGCAGCTACTGATGATTCATTTGCTTATATATTAGGTAGAGCTAAGATGCGTGAAAAAGCTATGCGTCGTGTTCTTGATATGCAAAAGAATGGAATTGAATTACCAGAGATTACACCAGAGTTATTAAAAGCTTATGAAGATGATTTTTATTCTCAAGTTTTCGATTCACAAGGTAATATAATTGACGAAGCCACAAAGTTTGCACGTAAAGAAGTTACACTTACACAAGAGCTTACAGGTTTTGCAAAAGGTCTTAATGATGTATTTACTGCTACTCCTTTAGCTAAACCCTTCTTCTTATTTGCGAGGACGGGAGTTAATGGATTAGCGTTAACTGGAAAACATACACCCGGACTTAATTTTTTAGTTAAAGAATTTAATGATATAGCATTTGCAAATCCTAACGACCTTAGTAATTTAGGTAAGTATGGAATAACAACAGTAGAAGAGCTAATGAACGCTAAAGCACTACAGACAGGTAGATTTGCTATGGGAGCTGCTGTTGTGTTTATGGCTGCACAGGCTTGGATGAGAGGTGATCTTAATGGTAATGGACCAGTAGATAGACAAACAAGACAGGTTTGGTTAGATGGTAAATGGGAACCACGTACAATTAAAATTGGTGGTGTACGTGTAGGCTATGATTCAATGGAGCCTTTTAACTTAATTATGTCTACAGTAGCTGACGTAGGTGATGCAAGTCATCTTATGGGAGAAGAGTGGACAGAAAATCAATTAGGTAAAATATCTCTTGTAGCCGCACAAGCTTTTACAAGTAAATCTTATTTAGCTGGAATCCAATCTTTTGTTGATTTATTTGGTGCTAAACCCGGTCAAGGTCAACGTATAGTAGGTTCATTATTAAATAATACTGTACCTTTAGCTGGTTTACGTAATGAACTTGGTAAATTATTTACACCTTATATGCGTGAAATAAACTCAGGTGTAATTCAATCCATACGTAATAGAAACTTAATAAGTGAAAATATAGCTGAAAATCCGTTACCTATTAAATATGATATTCTTAACGGTAAACCTGTAAAAGACTGGGATCCTCTTACAAGATTTTATAATGCTATTAGTCCTATATCCTTAAACTTAGATCAAAATAATGGAAGACAGTTCTTGTTTGATAGTGGCTATGATTTACGTCTTTCAACTTATTATGCTCCAGACGGTACAAAGTTAACAAAAAGTGCTGAAGTAAGATCTTTATTTCAACAAGCTATTGGTTTGCAGAATCTCGAACTTGAACTTATTAAGTTATCTAGAGATCCTAAAATAAAAGCTTCACTTGAAGAAATGTATAAAGATATAAAATCAGGAAGACGTGGTGACTTTGACGCTAGAGATTATTATCATAATATAGTAATAGATAGATTATTTGCAAAGGCTCGTAGAAAAGCGTGGGCAAGTATTTCTAATAGAAAAGTTGTACAAACACTTATACGAGAACAAAGGCTTGGTAAACAGGAACAACTTCAAAAACAGTTAGATACAAGTAGATTATTCACTATGTACAAATAAATGGCAACAACTTATAATGAAGACGGAAGTAAAGGCGTCCGTAAAAATCAAAAACCTTGTCCTTCTGGATTCTACAGAGATAAGAAAACAGGCAAATGTGTACAAGCTGGTGTAGGACCAGAGTACAAACCATAACAATCTTAAATAAATGGCAACAACATTCGTAGATTATACAGGTGATGGGAACGCAACAAAAGCGTTCTCATTCCCTTCTTACAAAGAAGCCGATATTAAAGTAGATGTTGATGGAGTTGTCAAATCATCAGGTACACATTATAACATTACCAGTTACACTACAACAGGTGGTGGTAATGTCGTATTTACGTCAGGAAATATACCATCCAGTCCTGCCGCTATACGTATTTATCGTGATACAGATGTAGACACT